GCATCGGGTGGCCTTCGTATGGGTGTCCTTTGTAGTGTACCCGCCTTTGAGCTTCAGATACAGGATGAGTGCTTACAATGGTGGTGATAGCATTCTTGTGGGCGAACACCCGAATGGCTGATGCTACCTCGTAGTGGTATTCGTGCATCCCTGTCTTGCCCAACTTCTTTTGGTCGGTGGTTAGACTGTTGTAAGGGTCAATCAACGCACCTGTGTAGTCCCATTCGTTCTTGATGGACTCCATCACCTCAATTAGGTCAAAGGCGTTGAATAGCCTGTTGCCATCAATGAATTGGAAGTACTCATTTATCCAGTCTAGCTTGCGGTGCATCGTGAGTTCATCAATTCCCTGAATCGGTTTGCATACCATAAACTCAATGAGCTTGCGCTTGAGTGAGGCAACCTCATTCTCTGCCGAGTAGATGAGCCACTTCTTTCCCATATTGTAAGACTGAAGAAGCATCAGGTACATCAGCGTGTGGGTCTTGCCCACGTTGGCGTGTCCTGTGACTACGATGAACTCGCCATCTTTAAAGCGAACATACTCATCAAGTTCGTAGACACCGAGCTTGCCTGTGTCAAAGTATTTGCCCTTCAACGCTCTTTGAAGGTAGGGAAGCGAGGCTTCGTTTGGTAGTAAGTCTGGATGTTTCATATTCTGATTGGTGATGCTAATATACAAACATTAATGAAATAAAAAAGCCTCCCGAAGGAGGCTCTTACGCAACGCCCGAAGAAACCAATCAGAACGGGCTTTCGTTGCGTGAAGCAAAATGCTCTTGGTGAGTGGCGGTAGATTGGTTACCGTTCATCCACTCATTAAATGTTGCTGCGTTAGCCAAGATGGTATTGACATCGTGACCTGCGGCACAAGCGTACTCCACCGCAGCCTTCAAAGCTACTTGGCGGATAATGGAGGCGGAGCGGTCATCACCTGCCGTTCTTGATGCGGTGGCAAAGCTGCCTCCTGAACCTCCACTAAATCCACCAGTAAATGGTTTGTTGATTTTGATAGTACCCTTTTCGTTCTTGGTGTAGTCCACCTCATCGCCTACGGCATAAGAGGGGGTTGGTGATTTGGCGAATGCCGTTCCGAAGTCTCCGTTATCAAAGCGGAGTTCCAACTTAAACAGGTCTTGCCATTGCCCCTTCGGGGTGATGCTTACGATTTTAGCCATTATTAGATTGGTTTTAAATGAATAGAATTGCTTGCTGCTCCAATACTTCAACCTTTGCTTGTAGCTCGGTTACCTTTTCTTGGAGTGCTTTGATTTGCGCCTGCTGAACTTGCAGGGCTTGGGTGTAGGTTTCTTGAGAGAGTGATAGAGTCATTGTGATTGGTTTTTGTTTGAGCAAATATACTCAAGATTCTGAATCTACTACCCAACCCTCAAAAATAATTTCAGCGGTGTCCTTTGGGATAGCTTCGGAATGGGTCATCTTGATTCGGTTCACGTACTTGGGTGAGTCATCCTTTATCCCTCCCCATTGCTTGAACGCATCCAGAGCGAACTTGATAGCCATCACGCTATTGTCCAAGTCGTATCGGTAGTTGACCCTGCACTTGATTTGCACGTTCTTCAGCTCGTACTTGTCGTATTCTTGCAGTTGTTGCAACACTTCACCGCAATGCTTCTCTTTAGCCTTTGCACGGACTGTCCAATGCTTTGATGCGTAGAAGGCGTTGAGGCTTGGTACTTTGCCTACGATGACCTTGTAGGATGTCAGTCTGCCTGTTGGTAACCGCATTGAATGGCGAAGTGGTGGTCAAGCTTGGCTACCTCTGCGAGTAGCTCTTGCTCTTTGTATTTCGCCTGTTGGCGTTCAGCATACGAGTTGCCGCAGTTGGCGAACAGAGAAGCACACTCCTCAAGGATGAAGTCAATCTTTCTGCGTTTGGCTGGGTTAGTATAGTACTGCATACTCAACTGATTTGACTTCGCTTGTTGTGCTTGTTGCTCGTTGCTCATCTTGGACTGATAGGTGGATTTGGCGTTCTAATTCAAACTCAAGATGCGCAATGGCCTTCTTGATGTCTTGGGTGATGGGGTTGTTAGGCTTCTTGCCTGCCCTCATCAGGTAGGTGAGTGCAGTTCCCAGATTGTAATTGTCTGGTTGGAAGTCCTGCACCACATCCTTTGCCTCTATTTGCTTCAGCTTGCCGATGTAATACGTTGGTGTCTTGCTCATTGTCTGATGGTTTGCTCAAAGGTAAGTCATCCCAGTACAAGAAAATATAGTCGCTCACTATTTAGAATGAATATAAATTAGCATAATCTATGCATAGGTACTTGCGTATGTAAAGATTATTTTGTTTTTTTTACAACTTACTTGATTAAGTCAAGTATCAAGTCAACTTACTTACAAGTATACTAACTTACCAAGTAACTTGAAAGAAAAAGAAACCAAGTAAAGAAAAAGAAAGAAATCTTTGATTTAAGCGACTTTTATACGCTCAAACATATAACCACTCCACTTTTGGTAGAAAGTGCGTTAGAACGCAAATAAACGCTATCTACGGGCTTATTCGGTCAGCTTGTCAATCCACCGCTTGATGAAGTAGGCAAACACCAAAACGAAGATGATGGTAAAGACCGCCTTGTCAAAGTTCCATTTCTTCAGCTCTTGCTTCGCCAGTATCTTGGTTTGGGTCACACGCACCGTATCAGGCAGGCACGCAGCCTCAACCACGACCTTTCGGTCTATGTACTTGAGCTGAAGGCGTACCTTGTCTTGGTAGATGGTCGTGTCCTTTAGCACCTCCAGCGTGTCCAGCAGGTACTTTGTTTCGGTTACAATCACCGTGTCCTTGACAATCACACTCTGAAGGATAGGTTGAGCAGTACGGCATCCGCTAACTGCCGCAAGAGTCGCAATCAGGATTGTCAATGCTGCAAACGGGAACTTCTTTTTCTTCAAGTTGGTTAAGCCATTCATCAAAATTGGAGGTATTTGGTTTTGCCATTGACTTTTACTGCCTTTAGTTTTTGTTTTCGGTTGTTGCCCTCTGAATAACTAACGTGAACCCAAGCTGGTGCATCTGCCGTGCCAAACTCCCAGATGAGCTGGTCGTAGTCCACGTTGTCAGCAATCCAGTTAAATAACACATCGTTGCCTCCTGCGTACTTTAGGTCTGCCGCTTGAGCCTGAACGTGCTGCGAGGTCTTGCTACCGCCTACGGCTTTGTTTACCGCAGGTGAACGATACGCACTCGTTACCTCAATCGCTCCTAACGCATCTCTCGCTGGCTGTAAGACGTTTTCTGCAAGCGCACGAAGGTTGGGTTCCAAGTGCTTCGGTAAAGCGTTAGGAAGGCCTGTATTAGTTTTAGTTAGTTCAGCAAGACTAAAGTTCTTGGTCATTGGTTTTGATTTTAATAAAATCTTGCTCGTTATTGGTTTTGATAAACCTACTTAACAATCTTAAGTAAAATTGTTGAACCGACTTTATACTTTAGGGAATTTTCAGTTTACAACTTGAATCGCTTTTTTAGCTGCTCAACTGATTCACGCTTCTCCTTTCTTTGCAACAAAAGAGCTGCACCTAATAAAAGCACGATGATAAGCAGCGAAATCCAAAGAGGCGATAGAACCCAAAGCCAAGACCAAGTGATATAGTTGGTCAATTTCAGAACGATAAATGCTACGGTGAGCAGGGTGGCAAAACTTGTTTTCATACCCAAATATAGTTATCTGCCCTGACCTACGTATGCTTTTTTGTAGTTCTTGCTCCGCTTGTTGCTGCTTGCACTCTTTGAATGCTTGCCTCGCTTCTTGCTCTTGCTGATGAACTTACTTACCGCCTGTTGCTTTGCCATCGTTAGGGTCTTTTAAAAACATAAGTGCAAACGCTCCCATCAGGAACGCAGATACCTCCGTAAGCGTAGCTCGCTGGTAGAAGACAAGCACAAAGCATAGCCCAATAATAAGAAGTCCCAAGATGGTGGTCTTGGGATTCTTAAAGAGTCGCTCAATTAGCACGATTCTTCTCCTTTAGCCAATCCCTGCGCCACTTCCATAAAGTGTAGGCAAGCGATGCCATAAGCACCGCCAAGCCCATAATCTGATGTACGTAGCCTACGAGTAGTCCTGCGCCTGTCAAAGACCAAGACGTGATAACCGAATCAGCAGATTCCTTTGTCATTGCTCAACAGGAGGTACAGGAGGTTGGCAGTATGCTGCTTCGGGGTTAGCCTTGCAGTATTCCTCTGCGTATGAAGATTCCCATCCTGCGATGATATGCACACCACACGGAGCAGGCCATACAACGTAAGAGGCAAAAGAGGTAGCAAGAGGCTCACCTGTCCACAGAATGTCTACTGCGTACTTCGGTGAGGTCTTCAAGCATACTTGGTTGCCTTCGGCATCTGTTCCCCATTCGGTGCATAGGTAGCCCAACTCAACTACTGCCGTAACCAGCTCGGAGTTCCAAGTGGTCGTAACCTCACCATCAGGATTGGTTGTAGTGGTTTCAATCTTGGCTTTAGCCGTAGCCCATTGGCTGGGCGTGAACTCGTATTTTAGGAATTTCATAGCGTGGTCAATTCTGCCAGTTGGGCGTTGGTTAAACGGGTCTTGAATAGGAGCAGTTGCTTTGTTAAGCTTGTATCGTTTGAAATAGCGGTTTGTCCCATTTGAATTCGGCTCGTTGCTGGTACGCTGCACGATGTGTCGGTAGAGCCTACTTGCACTCCGTTCACAAAAAACGCAGTATTGTTATTTGCATACGCTAAAGCACATTTGTAAGTGCCTGCAGTAATTGAACTTTTACTAAAAGATGCTTGGGCTACGGATGATACATACATTTCAGCAACAATCGTAGCGGCTCCACTTTTATATAGGTAAATGGTATTTCCAAATCCAGACCCATCGTCTACGTTAACGGAGGCTTCTAATGCGGTTGCGGTTGGTATTTGAATATCAAGCTCCCAAAAGATAGTACCTTCCGTCTGACCAATCAAAGCAGAAGCCGAAGTTTTAGAAGCAGCATCCGCAACCCTTGTAACGCTCGTTCCCAATGTGGGGATGTACGAGGTGGCGTAGGCTCCTGCTTCAATAGTAGAACCCCAAAACGCTACCGAACTCGTTCCATTACCAGCCCACGCTACGGGTGCGCTACCTGTGTTGTCATCATTGCTCACAACCAAAATATTCCAGTATGCGCTTACGGTAGTTGCTTGCGTGTAGGTGAATCCAACTCGGTACCATCCATTTCCGTAAGGCGTAATGAACGTGCTTGTCGTTCCGCTTTGGTTGATTAGTGTGCCCGTAGAAAGGTCAAACTGCGCTCGTACTCCAGCACTAAAGTTTTGAACTCGGATTTTGCTATATCCGTTGGCCTTTGCGAAAATGCTATAAGTGTAAACAGTTCCAGCGGTCAAAGACGGCCGTCCGCTACCAAGTTGGAATCCGTGATAGGAATCGCTTGTGGTATTAGGTATAGCCAAGTCAGCGTTCGTGTATCCGTCTGGGCTTACAACTTGGTTAATGTAGTTTGTAGTTACTACGTTTAGCTTGTCCCAAGTCGCATTTGAAAAGTCCTCACTAAAGATGTTTAGATTCGTCCGCTGCGGCTCAAGCAACAGGCGAGGACAAGTACTATTCAAGTAGTCCAAACGGGGTAACCCACTAACAGGGCCAACGCTTACTGCTGCGCTGGTGGTGGCGATGTAGTCTGTTGCGATGTCACCTGACTCAATCTGCGCACCCCAAATGAAGATACTTGAAGTTCCATCTCCTGTGTAAGAAAAAACGCTATCTGCCGTAGAAAGGCTTATTGCGAAATCATTTGAAGAAATAGAACTATATGTAGCAGTACATCTGTACCATCCGCTTCCAGCAAAAGTGATTGAATGCGAAAGAACTGCCCCTTGCTTTGTGCCGACTGTTCCATTAGTTAAATCAAACCAAGCGGCACTTCCAGCAGTTCCTGTCAAAAACACCATAGCAAAATCACGCTCGTTCTTTTTAGCATAAAAAGAAACAGTTGTAATTACGCCACTTGATGCATTTGTTGAATTTACATAGTGAGCAGCATTGCTTGTGTTCTCTACAATCTTATCAGCCGTGCTTGTTCCATCAGGAGCAGTTGTAGCGTTAGCCGTGATAGTTGAATTACTTTTAGTCCAGCTTGCGTTATCAAATGTTTGGCTCTGCAATGCGATATTGGTTCGAACCTTCTCAATAAGGCCATTACTTGCAACACGGGTTGCACTTGAGGCACGGCTGAACGTAAGGTCACCCGACCCATCCAAAGGCTTCACCGAGTAGACCTTCTGGTCTTTATATCCGCTTGGAATCATTACCAAGCTGGCATCGTCAAAATAACTCATCAGTTCAAAATAAATAGTTGGTCAATCAAGCATTCTTCTCCCTCCAATGTTGCTCCGTCATCGGTCATACGCTGGATGTAAGTATCAAAAATATCGTAGTAGGTGTCCTCGTTCAAGTCTTGAATAGCAGCCACCAAGCAATCGTACCCCTCAACTACCCCACCATCATTGGTTACACGGGTAACGTATTGGTCTACGATTTCATTTGCAGGAGAGAAGCACGGAGGTGCTGACTCGTTCTGGATGGACAAGGTGGTTTCATCCACTTGACCGAACCAAGTAGAGCAGTAGATTGCCCCCCATGAGATTAAATTAGCCATTCTTCTCTTTCTCCTTTAAATAACTTTTTAACTTCACTATATTGCCCTTCTTGGGTTCGTATTGCTTTTTACAACACCCACGAGCTGAAGTTTGCATCTGTGTCTGGGAAGACATCGGCATTTGAGTTTTGATAGTATTCAGGGAATGTTGCTTGGTTGTAGCTCATATAGGTGATGAAGCGGTCAGTATAGTACTGAGCAATGTTGCGCTCCTTCTCCACCAAAAAGTCAACCTCGTTCTTTTCTACGCTTGTTGAGTTCTCACTTGTGTGCTTGTATACACCGCCATTGGCAATCGTGTACGCAGCAAAAGGCAAGTATTCTACCATAGCGTAGTGAATCAGCATCGGCTGCAAATAGTCGTTCACCAACGCCAAGTATGGATTGGCAAGCGTTCCCGCGATGATGTCATCGCTAATCTTGTCGTAGAGCTTCGTGCCTGTGTAGTTTTGGATGTGAATCTCTTGGGCAATCTTGATGAACTGAATAAACTTATCCGTGTCCACGTTACCACCCAATGCGGTCTGCCGCACCAAATCCTCTCGCTTAATCCAAAGTGCCGTTGCCATTATTGTAGATGTTTGGGGGTTTTAGGGATGCCGTGCTTTTGTGCGTAGTCAGCCGTGTATCCTGAATAGTCCATATCAGCAGGGCGTTTAGCAACATCCTTTGCATTAGTTTCTAAATCTACTCCTGCTCGCTTGGCTTGGTTCACTGTTACCTCTGCGTTTGGGTTGCCCACGTCAGGCGTTACTCCTTCGGCTTTTGCGAGGTATGTTTTACGCATCCAAAAATGCTTGCAGCGTGCTCCACCTTTGTAGAGCCAAATTGAATAGGTAGAAGAACCATCTTTACCGAATCCTGCGTTGACCGCTTGGCTGCCCATACGCTCAATGTCTTCCTTGCGGTAAACCTTGTTGGCAGATACCATCTTCTTGCAGAACTCACGGCTATTAGCCTTCGTAGCATTCGGAGCGTAAGCGTAGCGCACTTTGTATTGACGGCCTTCTTCGGTTATGCCATCCTGCGAGCTTTTGGCGTTTGGGAATGCGCTGCCTGTTGATGCGAAAGCGTACTTGCTTAATGCCTGCTCTGCTTCGTAGTCAACGGGGCGCTCATCTACAAGCTCCCACTCATCTTCATTGATGACCTCGCCTACTTCTTCCAAAGCAGCAAACACCTCATCAAAATGCTCATCACTCGGCTCTTGGCTTGATAACTTCACTCCCGTTTCTTCCTCACGTGTTTCAGCATCCATTGGCGTTTCAATATCGTTGCTGAACTCAAGCGGCTGGAGCGTCTTGAAGTACAGGTTGAGGCTGATGTCGTTGTAGGTGAGAATCTTCTCAAAGCCATCAAGCAGCGTTTCTTGCATCGGCTTGATGACGATGTTCTCAAACAGGATAGAAGCCGTTTTAAGCTCATCAGCGTTGTTACCCAATCCTGAATTGTCCTTGATGCCCATAAGCATCGGAGAAGTGATGCGGTGAGCCACCATCAGCTTCTGCATTGCCTCGTTAGACAAGAACTGATATTGGTTATGGGCATCCGATAGTTGTACGGTTTCAAGTGTTGCTTTTGACTCAGCATTGTCGTTAAACGCCAAGATGAACTTGCCTGCGTTGCTCGTGCCGCTGAACTTATTAGCAATCTGCATCTCAATAGCCCTACGCTCCTCCTCGCTCGGCACTCCGTTGTTGAAGTTGATGAGCATTGAAGGGTTGAGGCCATTCTGGATATTGTTGATGTGGAAGTTCGCAATCTCCTCCTCCAATTCGGCATACGGCAAGCCACCTTGATAGTCTACGGGTGAGTAGTAGTAGAATCCTGCTCGGTAGGGTTTGATGTACAACACCTCAAGACCTTCACGGCTCGTTCCAAACGCAGGGATGCGTACAGGCGTTTCTTTGCGTGATGCTACCGCACTCCAGTCCTTTGCGTAGTAGTAGCCCTTGATATCGCCATCCTCATCGCACTTCTCCGCACGGAGCGTTTCAATGGGGATGTGGGCAATCTCTACAATAGAGTTGTGGTCTTGTGAGTAAATGACTTGGATAGCGCATTGACCCATCATCTTGTAGTCGGCAACAAGCTGCTTTACGCAGTCCTTGCTGAACAATCCCTTCATTGCTGCGTACTCACTCGGCTTGCGAGCAGAATCCGTAGCATCCAATCCCTTTCCGTAGATAAAGTCCACCACGCCATTGATTAGGGCGTTGTTGGTGGGGCTTCCGTTGTAGCGGTCAATCAGGTATTGGAAGTAGTTATTGTCATCGCCATACTGCACCCAATCCTTACCCTGCACCTCGCTGATGTTAGGGGTAGTGTAAGAGGATAGGTTTACAACGTGGACTTTAGATGATGATGTAGTCATTGTCGTAGCTTGTTTCTTCCGTGTAGACATTTTGGTTTACCGTGAATTTGGCGTAGTCGGTTTGTGGCGTTACGAAGACCCTATCTCGGTAGATTAAGTCTCCATCGTAAAATACCTTCAGTCCGTAGAATCGGTTGTTGACCAATGTAAAGGTAGAGGTCAGGTACATAAAGCCGTTTGCCTCCTCAATCGTAGGATTGATTGTAGCGGTTGTGTTGGTGCTTTCATCCGTCAAGAGTAGCGTAACACCATCAAGGTTGTTTAATGCGCTCTCAACGCATAATACGCCCTCAAGCGTACCATCATCAAGCAACACACGCTCAAAGTAAAAATCCAAATCCTCTTGAGAAAAAACAAACTCACGAGGGATGATGGTAATTGTTTGAGGCAAAGCCGATACTTGTAGAATATGCATCTCAAGTAAATAACCTCCGCAAATGTTTTTGTAATAAAAAAGGGGGCTTTCGCCCCCTCTCCATCCCATCACGTTTAGCTAACCCTTTCAGGCTTGCTTCCGCAAATATATGAATTATTTTATTTCATTTAGGAATTGTCGCATATCATTTCTCAGCATAGAATACTGAAGAATGACTTGACGTCCCATGTCCACAACCTGCATACCTTGCTTCCACAAAGGAACTTGCTGCGGCTTTCCACCCATCTCAATTGCTACTGCCTCTAGTGGCTTAAGCTCTTGCTTGATGCTGTTGGTCATTCGGTCAATAATATCAATGTCATCTTCAATCGTCTTGAGGTTTTGCTGAACTTCAAGCTTCTTGTTGTTGATTTGTGATACAATTGATTCTATTTCACTCAATGATGCTGATTTAAGATCTTGCATCAATCGCTCAATCTCACGCACAGGTGCATTCAAAGCACCAATACCACGAGCTTTCTTAGGTTCAATGAAAGAAAATGCTTTCATTAACTCGCTACGCAAAGTGGCGAACTGGTTTGAGAACTCGTATTTTGCTGCCTCTTCTGCAATAGAAGATACACGCTTAAAAGCCTTTTGTAGTGTATTCATCTTGTAAATATAAGGGGGCTTGCGCCCCCCTCAATTATTTAGGAGTTAGTTCCTACTACGATGGTCTCGTTTGCATTCGTAAGTCCTGCAAACGGATTGGCAACCGTAGCGCCATCAATGAAGTTGGCGGGCAGTTGCTCCTGAGCCTCAAGCGTCAAGGTGTAACCAGAAAGGTCACCCATAGCAGCACCAGTTACAATCGTTCCACCCGTAACCTCTGCTCCGTAGTTAAGACCCATCATAAACGCATTGCCGTTGTAGTCCTGTACAACCACCTGAGGGCGGCCGTAGGCCATCAACTTCAACTGCTTATTGTCCTGCTTCGTGAGCTTGGTCAAGGTCAAGTTCAACGTCTGCGTGAAGAAGGTAGTACCATTCTCACGGCTTGAGTTGATAGTCTGCTCAAAAGATGAGTTTCCTTTTACATCATATTCGTAGGCAGTAAACGTGCCTGAAATGTTGCTGATGCTATCGTCAGAAGACAGAGTAACCGTACCCAAGTCATCGTAGTTGATGAAGAATACTTTGTTAATTCCACCTACTACGTCTTTACACGGTACTGCACGTCCTAATGTTAAATCGCAAGCCATTGTTTGTTGTTTGAATTAAAAAAGGGGGCGGGGCTTTGAAACCACCACCCCCTTATGGTTTAACTTATTGCTCGGATTAAGAGTAGAGAACTACGTCAGAACCGATGCCGTACTGAACACCTGCGAAGAAGCGCAAGATCACACGAATATTATCGCTACCATCGAGGTCCGACATGTCCAACAGGCGCACTTCGTTTCTCTCATTCAGGAGTCCTGATCCGAAGAAAAGGTTGCTTGATTCAGCAGCAACCATCTTGTTTGAAGGAAGACCGTTAACCATAGCTACACGGATTCCGTCAAAGTACAAGGGTTGGTCACCGTACCACATCGTGCCTTTGTTGTCAAGACCGTTAGCACCAAGACCTGAAGCACCGAATCCACCAAGCGCACGAACGTAGGCTTTAGCCACGTTTTGCGGAACGTAGATGGTCAGATCCTGCTTGCCGTAAAGGGCAGCGGGGATAGCGTCTACAACCTTACCAAGCTCGGTGATTACGTTAGCAGCCGTTACGGTCGTAGCCGTTACGTCAACAACGTCAGAGTCAGCAGCCATCAAAGAAAGGAATCCGCTGAACTCACCTGCTGAAGCAGCGTTACCATTCCAAATGTTCTGCTCAATCTTTTGGGCAGTCTTAGCAGCAACGTGAGCAATCAAGAAGTCAGCGAACGAAGCGGGGATGCTATCGTAAGCAGAGAATCCCATTTGGCTACCAATCCAAGAATCGTAGTAGTCCTTTTTGCAGAGTTGCAGGTTAACTTGGAACGGCTCTACCTCAAGAACACGGTCAGTCAGGGTCAGCGTAGACGTAGCGTCAAAGTCGCAAGTAGCGTCTTTTACGATGTCGTTGGTGTTAACCTTCTGAAGGGTGGTCTTGAAGTTTACGTTGGGAAGAATCTCAACGAGGCCCTTGTCAAGGGTGTCTGCGCTCAACAGAGCAGCAGAGATGTACTTACTCGCAAATTGACCTGCGTAGTTAGTAGTGATTGAAGTGGTCGTAGCCATTTTCGGGTTTTATTTATTTGTTAAGACGTGCAAGGACTCGGTCAATCGCCTTTGCGGGGCGGTTAAATTCTACCTTGTTGACTTGCTTTTTTTCGGGGTTGTGTTTGATGGGCTTCGCAGCAGGTGCGGCAGAAAGCTCGGCTTTAACCGATGCCATCTCCTCCTTCTTGGCGTATGAGCCCATCTCCTCACGCATTGCTTTCATCTCCTCACGCATCATTGCAATCTCTTCAAGGACTTTCTCCACGATGGCTGCAACGGCAGGAGCTTCTTCTTTTACTTCAACTTCAGCAAGTTCGGTTGCAGGTTCTTCAACTGAAGCCTCAACTTCAATCTCTACCTTCTCCTCTACTTCTTCAGCCTTCTCTTTGATTTCAGCGATTACACCTTCTTCAGCGATAACCAATACACGGCCATCAGCAAGGAGATGCTCACCAACAGGAGCAGGAACACGGTCTTCGCCACTAACGACAAATACTTCGTTTCCTGCTTCAAATACTTCAGCCTCAAGAACGGCACCGTTCTCAAGGGTCATTTGCTCAAACTTAACCTCACGAATGGAGCTAAGTTCAGCAAGGATGCGGTTAAGGATATTATTTGCTTTCATATCTAACTAAATAAAAGAGGGTTGGTTGTTTGTTACATTTTATGGGTTGAGTTCTACATCACCTTGACCAGTCAATGAGCCGATGCCCTGAGCAGGCAGAGAGCCATCGCAGCATTTACGTGAGTAGGTATTGTCCTTGCAGAGGCATCCTCTGTTGCCGCCTCTTGGTGAGGATACGGGTAGCTTTTGTGGTCGTATCATAGTTTGCCCAATTCTTTAAGTTTAGATTCAGCCCAACGCTTTGCAGCAAGTCCACCCCATAGCAGATAGCTGATGGTGCCGCAAGCGGTAGTGTCGTTCTCATCGTAGTATTCTTCGGCTCTTGATAGGTACGAGTACATACGAGTGATTGTTTCTACGCTCACAGGCTTGCCTTGTGCGAGCTGCTGCGCCCTTACCTTACCGACAGGCGTAGCGCACTTGTTTCCGTTGTTCTCGTTTAAGTCAATACCACGCTGAGCATTGTTGCGTACCGCTTGCGGGTAGTCCGAGTAGGACTCCATCTCCATACGCTTGCCTGATTTCTTGCGACCATCCTTTTTGATGATGGCTACGATTTGCGATAGCACTAAGGCCGCCTCTTGCTCCTCAAGGCGCTCCATCTCCTGCTTGGCGAAGTTCATCTTGTCAACGAAGTAGCCCTCAATGGAGAATCCCTTGACCTTGCCTGTCTTTACGAAGCCATCCCAAATCTCTGGGTTGTTGACCTTCATAGAAACCATCCACGTACCAACAGGCAACTCAAAGCCGTACTTCTTGCTCTTGTCGTGAACCTCATCCTCAATAATCCAACTCTCTACAACCGTGAGGCCGTTGATGCCCACCTCGTGTTCAAGCGTTGCGTTGTTCTGCTTGGCCTTCTGGAAGAACATCTCACTCGCTTTGCGGATGGTGTCTTGGCTGAAGTAAACGTAGAACTCCTCCTCACCATTTACTCGGTAGATGGGTTTGTTGGGTACGAGTGCTGCTCCCATAAGGATGCGCTTCTCGTTATCCTGTGCAGCAAACTCCACACGCTGAGAGTTGAGGGCGATAAAGTCCTCCTCAATAGCAGGATGCTCTACGAGGCTGATGGCATCAATCCCCGTGAGTGCCATCGTTTCATCTAAGATTAGTTCAATAAGTTTCATTATCCGAATGTTGCGGTTCTTACTCGTCTGCGGTCAAGCTCTGTTCCTGAAATAACCTCGCCACTAACCACGTAAGCCTTTAGGGGCTTTTGGAATTGTGAGGCGATGCTTTCTACCAAGATATTCCCACCGCTGCTTGATACGATGTTAAAGTTTGCAGGTTGCGATGGTACGCCTGCTCCTGAGTCGTAGTTAGCCGACCCTGAGCTTGCTGCTTGGAATTGTTGGCTATTGATTAGTGCCACTTGACTTGCAGCGAACGCTGCTGCCGTGCCTGCTGCTACCGCAGGGTATGTAGGGAACAATGCGGTCAATGGTGACTTCTGAGCCGTTGCGTAAGCGTTTACCACGCTCTCTACGCCCTGCACTACTGCTTGAGCGATAGATAGTTTCTTTTGGATGTTAAACGCCTTCTCTGCGTTCTTCTCATCGTTGGCATAGCGAGCATCATAGAAGGCTGAAATAGCACTAATCGCCTGCTGCGTGGTCATCACCGCATCGCTAACTGATTGCAGATTAAGCTGCCTACGTTGTTCACCGAGTTGCTTTGTCCTGTCGTAGTACTCTTGGTCAAGCTGATAACGCTCATCAAGAAGTTGTTGATATTGGGCATTCTCAGTTTGACCCGCTTCTTGAGCTGCCTTAATCTGCTCATTTAAGAAATCAACACGAATCTCGTACGACCTCTCGTATCTCTTATATTCTTCTTCGGCAATTTGTCGTTCATTCTTAATTTGCTCATCAAGACCTAATACACCAAGAAGTTGTTGTTGTTTGTTGAACTTTACTCCCGTTTCAGCCTCTATTGCCTTAGCTTCATTTATTTGCTTCTGCAATTCTAAACGCTCACGCTCAAGGCTGCGTTGGTTCATAAGCGCCTCAGACCGCTGACCAATGATTCGTTCTTCAATGTCAATCAATTCAACATTGGCTTGCTCTAATGCAACAAGATTCTCAATGTTCTTTAATCGCTCGTATTCAGCATTAGCAGCAGCCACCTTTACTTCAACCAATCCTCTTTCCTTAGCAAGTTGGTCGCTTAGGATTTTATCTAATGCTTGGTTAGCCTTAATGCGCTCATCAATGCTCTTTAGTTCGTCATCACGCTTTTGGCGCTCAATCTCTGCGAGTTTTTGAGATTCAAGCTGAGAGGCCATTCGTTGAACATCCGCAAGGCGAGATTCGTTTTGCAGCTTCACCAATTCCTTTGCTTGCTCCGTTACTCCTCTAAAAGCATCACGCAAGCTGCCCTTACCACCCGTGAAGTAATCAATCAAGTTGCTAACCGCAATCTGAACGGTGAAGATTCCCGTGTTAAGGGCATCAACTATCTTTTGGTTGCCCGTGAAGGCCTCGCTTGCAGCATCGCTAACACGAGTCACAACTCCAAGAGCCGTGATATTTTTGATTAGGTCGGTAACGCTTTTGCCCGTTTCCTTAACCTGCTTCTCTACGTTCTCGGCAGACTTCTCAGCCTTGTCAAATGACTTCTCGGCAGTAGACCCTATTGATTTAAGATTCTTATTGAGTTCCTGTACGGCAGTATTGAGGTCTTTGATAGTTTCCTCAAACCCACTTCCGTTGCCTTCAATCTTAACTGTTTCTACTACCATTACCTGCGCTTTAAGAACTCATCCCACGTCTTAGGAATAGCGTACTTGCCTTTGGCGATGTCAATCGCCTCTGACTGCTTGCGCCACTCGTCTACCTGCAAGAGTTCAATCAAATAACCTAAATAACTTGGCTTCATACTACGTTAAGGAGTTCAAATGTTGCTTTGCCTGTGGTCAGGTTCAGTTCTACGTTGTTTACAATGTACTTGTTGTTGTTCCAAACAACCGCATTGTTTAGCTCCATATTGATAATCACACCAACAGGCAAGACCGCATCTATCTGTAAGATTCTCCGTTTTGCGTTATACAAGTCCGTGATGTAGTTGCTCCAATAGTCCTGATACAAGTTATTGTTTACACTCTGAAGCAAGTATGGGTCAATGTCAGCACCAAAGCAAATAGTGTTTGCTGAACTTGCGCTATATGGGTTGTTGGAAGTGTTGGCATACCAACAATAGTTAACTTGTCTGCTGGTTGTATTGTCTGCGTTTACAAACGCAAGGGGATTTGAAGTCAAGTCATAGTCGCTCCAAACACCATAGAATAGAACGGGCGCTCCCAAGTATGGGTTGAATGTTCCATCTTCGTTTGCATTTCGTGTGATGCTCTTATAGACAAGCACATTGGTAACGGGTGCGGCTTCTGGGTCAAGGTTAGATAAACGCTCAAATAAAGGACATTCAAATGGAAGCTCTACAATGAACTCATCACCATCAAACGTGAAGAAGCTACGCAAGTCGCCATATCCAACATTGTTTAGATTCCTGTACTCAAATCCTAATATCTGCTCGGTGTCTTGGTATTTAAACTCAATCTCACGATATAGCGATGGTCGGTTTACCGCATACTCCGTGATGTCAAAGTATTCTTGGTAGTTCTTATCGCTTCCTGCTGCATACCAATTATCAAGAGGCTGAATCAAGAAGTTGGTGCCTCCCGTTGGGACAAGAACCATATTGTACATCTTCAATATCCCAGACAAAAAGTCTTTGACCTTAATTTCTGGCATCAAGTCAGATACAACCAAGTTAAAGGTGTATGTTGCGGTTAAGGTTTGGTCTACCTCAAATCGCTTGGTGCTTGTTGTTACATCAGTCGCCTCAAAGTCATCAACACGATAATTAAAGCTAACGGGTACTGCTGCACGAATCTTTAACTGAACTTCATCACCGCTATAAAATCCAAGTCCAATAAACGTGTGGGTTATAGACGATGATGGGTGTGCATCATACGGGATTATGGATACAAGTTGTTCATTTTGGAACAATCCTATCTCGTAAGCTGCGGTGGCGTTGGTGACCGTTGCTTCTAATTGGTAGATGTCAGTATCTACAACGTTCCAAGTTTCGGTGCTTAGATTAAATTCAGTTCCACCACCTGTGCTTCTATTGAAATTTATTAGTTGCCAATCAATAGAAGTAGTGGTGTCATAAAGGTATCCTTCCGTCCTGTGTAGCCACAATGAAAGGTCTACAAACGGATTAGCAGATAGAAATGAACCGCTAAAGGTAATTCCGTATTTTGCTTCTATTGCGTTTAGAATGGCAGTAACCTTAATCGCAGGCTTTAATTCATAGTAGTGAATACCGTGTTCTTCGTTTGCATTGTGCCAAGCGATGTTGTTATCTGAGTGTTCGCTATTTCTTGAGTCATAAATCCAATTCTTGACAGGACTCATTAACGGATAAAAGAACTGACTATCGTATTCCGTAGTGAATCTATCAAAGATTTCATCATCAGTATATGGGTGATTGTATGCACTAAAGTTTAGGTCATACAAATAGTCATCGCCAAACAAATCACTTAGGTTGACAAGATTCCCATAAAACGTCAGCGTATATGCGTAAGGCTCTGTCCCCTTTAGCTGAACGCTCTCAAGCTCCACAACACCCGCACGAAATGGTAACGAATTGATTTCAATTTGGGCATCCTGCCTAAAGCGACCATCAAATCCGCCATTTACATCCGTTCGGTAGTAGTGGCTAAAGATTGCGTTGTTCGTTGGGCTGGCAGGAACCGTGAAGTCTTGCGTGAACTCTGTGAACACCTTGCTGATGTCCTGCACATTCTGCACCGACAGGTTGATGGTGATATCCTCGTCTTGAAATAAATCCAAGCGTTGATTGTTAACGTAAATGTCAACCTTGTTCATCGTACAAGCATCCGTTGGTCAAACGCATAGGTGAAGCTCATCGTGTAGTTGATGGTCTTGTCGTTTACCGACTTCTGGTAGTCAATGCTTCCACGATTAGGCTGAACTGCTACCCATTGCCCATCTTCGTATACGGCTACCTTCTCGCTCATCAGTATCTCCTCCATAATAGCACCATACGACTCATCCACGAAGCCCGTGTTGAGCGTTAGCGTGTTGCGAGAGTTGATATTGAACGATTGGTATTTACCATTCACGTAGTTGATGTTGGTAAAGCCATCCGCATAGATGCTCTTTTGATATTGGTCTTGCGTGAAGTTACCTTGCTCCGTTGACTTCTTGAAGAACGTGAGGTAGTCAGATACTCCGTACTTGTTCACGAACTGAATCAGGTATGGGTCGTACTTAGGTTCGCAAATGACCTCAAAGTTGTGTGCTATCTTGTCATCGTTTCCGCCAAGAGCGTCAACTGCTTCGCATAGGCAGTTGAATCCTTCCACAACCCCGCCATCTGACTTTACTCGGTCATTGTAGCTGACGCATTCGTTGTTAACAAGAAGATTGATGGTGTAGTCATCGGTTGGCGTTACGCCCAAGAATGTTGCTATGTTGGCAACACCGCTCGGAATGTAGATTACCATCTGCGTAGAAGTAGTCGTAGTATTGTCCCATCCGAGTTCATCCTTTAGTGAGAACCAATATTCTACTCCGTTGATTTCAATGCTGAATCCGTTAACTCCAGAGTAAGAGTTGTATGACACCGCAAGGCTCTGCGAGTTGCCTGCAAGCACTTGAAATGGTCGGAGGGTAACGAGGTTTCCTTGCGTGACTCCTGCATTCTGTTGCTCTCCTAATGACTTATAGCCATCAAGTGATATAAATTCATATGGTGCTTCTTCTTCGGGTTGGTTCCATTCTCCTGAAACAACGCCACCTCCTGCGTTATTGTAGTACCAATCTCCATAGGGATAGACCCAAAGAACCTCACCTGTTTCCGATGCACTTGGCTCAACAATAAATGCCTTTCCAAACGGATGAAGGAACTGCTCACGAATTAGGTCGCTAATCTCAAAGTTGATTACGTTTTGAATTGAGTACTCTTTAGACAACTCGTAGTCGTTAGCACCACCTGCCGTGAATCCACCCGTGTATATTTTAATATCACAGGTCATTGATTCTAATGTGTCGCCACTAACTGCGTTGTTTTTTCCAGTTACGAAAATTGGGCTGCGAGCCATTGCGATAGACGCTGGTATCGCTGATACAGGTACACTCATCTTGTAGTAAATGCTTTAAAGTCCTCCTCTGTTAGTTTGAAGGCGTTGACAATATCAGGTGGTAGCCTCTTGAACGCAATGCCAAAAGGTGTGCTGAAGAATTTGGTGGCAGGGATACCCTTCTCATAGATGCTACGTGCTAAGGCAAACTGAAGGCTCTTGCGCTTTATGAATTGCCCTTGCTTGTTGCGAACTCCTTGCAATCCCTTTTTGATTGCCCATTGACTGAACGCACTTGAAGGGGGCATCTTGTTGGTGTACTTGTATGGAGAGCCTGCTGCGCTTGTATACGTGCTTTTTGCGCCACGAACACCTGCGTCTTGGTACAATCCGTAGTCCTCCATCTTAAAGCTCAAGGAGAACGAATTTTTGCTTACGTTCAAATCGTAGTCAAGGGACTTGTATAGGTCACCCGTTACATTCTGCTTCTTGCGAGATAGATTAGTCCTCGCCTGCTGAATGACGTATTTGGCGAACTTCACCATCACGGCTTGCACAAGTTCCTGACGTGCCATTTAGCAAACGCTGATTTCGGTGTTAGCAAGCAGCACATCAAACGTAGCAGTCCACCCAGCAAGCAGGTTCTCGTAGCGCTCGCTGAATGGAATTGCCGTAGCCGTTCCGTCAAGCTGGTACAAGTCCGAATACAACGTGCCTCTGCGTAGTTCCGTGATTACATCGTTGATGACTGCGAGTTGCGTGTTTAGGATGTCCTGCTCGTTGCTTGTTCCGTAGAACGGTTCTGGTTGGTCACGGGGGTCTTCCTTCGTTTCATCTACCAAGTCCATACATACGAGGCTTACGTTCATCCGTACGATTTGGCCTTCAAATGTTGCTTGGTTCACAATGATGTGGCTCAGCGGGAAAATGGTCTGCTTGTTCAGGTCAATGTCAAAGATGTCGCCCGTAGTGACTACGTTGACTTGGCTATGTGCTTGAAGCGTATCCTTCAGCTTGGTCGTGATGTCGTAAAACTGCCTCATTTCTTTAGTTTCTCTAATTGTCTTCGTTCAAGGTCGTTGCGCTCTTTGTCAAACGTGAGAAGAGTGAGGCATTGATGAACGCCCAGTCTTCCCACATCTTCAAACTTTGTGACATCTCCTTTAGCAAGGTGATAGAACGAGGAGTACCATCCCCACTTCCTTCCGAATTGAGCCTCTCCGCTATACTCGTTGTTTGCTTCTCCAAAGAGTTCATCGTAGCGAGCAACAAGTCGCTTCCTAAACGATAAAAAAAAAGCGTTGCTCCTAACACAACATCCATAGGCGCTTGCTTCATCAGCTCGCTATATTTCTCTGCCGACTCGTATTGCTCAATGTCGTATCGCTTGCCTGCTCGCTGCGTGATGGGACGGTACAAAATAGCCATTGTCTTATGCAGCTCTTGCGTGTCGGCCATATAATTGTCAAGGTCAACGTACTCACCGAATGTGATGTCTTCAAGATTGGGGATAAACCCAAATGTTTGGCCACCAATAGTGAACTCCTGCTTGAGTGATGGCTTGGTAGCAAACATACCATTCAGGCGATTCACGACACCCGATAGGCTCTTGAACTTGACATTCGGTAGCTTGTTCAAAGGCACGTTGCAGAACACCTCAAGCATCTTATGGGTAAGGAACTCCTCATCACCCTCAAGCCGAGCAAACTTCTGGTATTGCTCTAAGGTGATTTCCGATAGGTCGGTGGGTACTACTACTTTCAGTTCCATCTAATAAAATAACCTTTTGAATTTAACGTATAGCATAGCGGCCGTAGTTCGGCTTGGATAGCTTGTTGTATGTTGCGTAGCGCATAGCATCTATGGCGTGGTTGAATGCATCTATGGGTTTGTTTAAGAGGTTGCCGTTCTTGTCCTCTACCCATTTGTAGTTCTGCATCTCTTTGATTAGGTTGTTGCTTCGTGGGGTAACGAATAGCTTGTGTCGCTTCAGCACGTCAATACCCACTATAACGCTATCTGCGCCCTTCTGCGTGGGTTTTACGTTCCATCCCATACGATGCAACTCCTCAATGGATTTGGGTTCGGCAGAATCAGCGTATACCTCTGTGCGCCTGTCAAGGTTTAGGTCTTTTAGCCTGTTGCTGATATCGGGGTTGGTGAGTCCCGTTTGGTAGATGAGTTCATCAGCGTACAGGTTATCACCTGACTTGTACACCGCAACAAGCGAGGTTGGGTCGTTGGTGTAACCGAAGTCCATTCCGTAGGCGAGTAAGGTTGCATCAGCAGGTATCTCATTCATCCCGAATTGGAAGATGGTAGCACGGCTCATACCACGCTCTCCCAAGCCGTAGATGCGCCAGTAGTCTTCATCGGTTGTTGCGAGTCGTTCAATCTCCGCTACGATGGAGGCATCCAAGAACGGATTGTCTTTGTAGGTACTTTGTATGTACGTTACATCATCACGGGTCAGCAGCCTGTCGTATATCCAATGGAACGCATCTGATGGGTTGTAGTCAATCCAAATCTTGCCTGTGGTACGAACCAACAACTGAAAGAAGTCCTCCCAAGAGAGTTCGTTTGCCTCGTTGCAGAATAGGTAGTCACGTCTTGCTCCACGCTTCTTCTGCGGTTGGTCAAGCGAAATGAACTCAAAAAGGTTGCCGTTGAGCGTGTAGGTGTAGTCGCTCTTGTTATGGCGTGACTCATCGTACAACTCAAGTTTGTTGAGTATCTCAAAGAAGTCACGGTATGCGGTCATCTTGAGCGATGGCAGCGATTTACGCACAATAGAAAAAACCTTACCCTTCTCTTGCATTGCGATGACAATAAGCATCTGCAAGATGGAGTAGGTCTTACCAGAACGTGAACCGCCTTGATTGACTACTATCCGTGTGGGTGCGGTGTAGTTCCTTTCAAAGAGTTCACTTGTCTTGACTTGGAGTACGGACAATCTCTACTTTGATTTGGGTGAGTTCATCTGCTGCTTCGTGGGAGTTCTCTACCCGTGCAAGTTTGGGTGTCGTGTACTCCGCCATCTTGTTCAGCAGGTCAAGTGCGCCCTTCGGGTCATCAGCAGCTACCTGCGTGAGCCATAGGGTCATATTCTCAAGGTTGGCTTCAATGAGGTTTTGGAAAGCCTCACGAATCTTGTTGGTGGTTTTGTTGGGTACGCCTGCTGGTCTACCCGATGGGTTGAGGCTTGGGCCTCCCTTTACGAGATTAGGGTTTCCTTTTGGCATTTTAGTTTTATTTGGTTCTATTCTAAATAACCCGCTTTGACAAGTGGTGATTGTGTACTTCAGAAAGGTACTCCTCTGATAGCTTCGTTCCAAAGTCTGCTTCGTGATGACAGGACTGACATAGTGCCATAAGATTCTCTATGTTATCTCGTGTCTTGCTTCCACCCATCCCTCTTGGTCGGATGTGATGCACCGCATTCGCCTGCGCTTGGCATACCTCGCAAGGAATCCAATCGGTCGTGTCATATCCCATTCCTTTGAGGTAGACCTTTGTGTGGTTCTTCATTTTTTGTAGAGCCAACAATCATCAATGAACGTGGCGTGGGGTAGCAATTCATCTACGGCTTGGATTACTCCTTGCCAATGTTCGTGGTAGTCATCTCCTGCTATGTAGCCTCCCTTCTTTACTTTGGGTAGCCATAGTTGAATATCCTCCTTTACTGCCTCGTAGGTATGGGTTAGGTCTATAAAGACTACGTCTAAGGATTCGTTCTTGAATTTCTTGGATGCTGCTTTGGATGTTGCTCTGATGGCCTTGTACTTGCGCTCTCCCATATTCTCAACAAACAAGTCGTAGATGTCTACTTCCATTGCGAGCTTGTGGGCGGTTTCAAGTTCGTTTGGTGAGCCTTTCCACGAATCAATGATGGTGATGTTTTGGTGTGTTGCTTTGTCGCATAGGTAGGCCGATGACTTTCCGAGCCACGCACCGAGTTCTACGAACGTGCCTCCTTCTGGGACTTGTGATAACAGGAAGTCGTATGCTGCTTGGTGGTTGAACCACCCTTGAATATCTTTGTAGGTTTTCATCGCAGAGCGTTGTAGTAACAAAGGTACGAATCCACGCAGATGAGGGTTCCTTGCCGTGCGGCAGCAGAAGCAAATAGGCCATCGGCTTCGTAGATATTCTCAAAGCGCAGCTTCGGCAAGTGGTATGGTTTGAACATATAGGAGGCGGTGTCTATGTTTCCGATTGTTGGTTGGTCGGTAGGGCGTAGTCTTCCCTCTTGTCCCCACGTTACGATTGAGGAGTCAAGGTTATGGAGGTTTGACCATTGCTCATTGAACTTCGGGTGCAGGATGTTATCATCATCCAGAAAGTACACCCAGTCATCTTGCGTGAATTGGTCTTGGTAGAGGTCAAGGAACTCGTTGCGTAGTGGATTTCCCCAATTTCCTGTCTTCTTTGAATAGTGGGTTACGTTTGCGCCTGTTGCTTCCTTGAAGTCGGTAGAGGCATCCATCATCACCACCCACGTAGCCCATTCAGGAATGTACTGCTTGATGCGTTTTAGGTTCTGAGGGCGTGAGCAAGGAGTTACAATGTAAAGCATCGCAGTTCGTTTATTTTGTCCATCGTGAAATCCTGCACGTACTCGTATAGCGATTCGGTTAGGTCTTGGACTTGGTTGGGGTTATCGTTTAGCCTCTTGATTGCTCCTGCCCATTCGCTTGGGTGGTTGATTGCAATGCAGTTGTCTTTGGTGATGTAGGGTTCGTATGGGTGCGTGTTGCTCACAATCAGAGCGCACTTGCTGAATCCTGCCTCAAGCATCTTTAGATGTGATTTGCACTTAGCAAACTCGCTTGTCGTTAACGGCACAAGGCTAACGTCAAAGTATTCGTACAGGCGATGGTAGTGCGTTGGGGGCATCGTGGGTAGCTTGTATGCTGCTCGCATCATATCGGGGTAGTTATCTACCTCCGCCACATACGATTCGTAGCCCGATAGGTCAATGGTTGAATCTCGGATGTCCGCTTGGTGGTGGTTGCCTCCGATATAACCGAAGCGAACCTTCTCTGATGGCTCTCGGTTTATCTGCCAAGTGGGTACGCTGATGGCGTTTGGGATGACTCGGATGTTGGTATTGTACTTCTTTACCTTTGAGGCGAGGTGCTTGTTGGTTACCCATACCTCATCTGCTGCTTTCATAGACCGAATAATGCGGTCTTTCATCTGCCTTCCGTAGAATCCGTTTAGGGGATGGTTAGGAGGTAGCACCCACCAATCATCGTTATCAATGATTAGCTTGATACCCTCCTTGCGGCAGAGCCTAACGAAGTCATCAAACGGCTCAACAGGGAATGCACGGCTTGAGAAGAAGTGAGTAATCTTAGGCCATACCTCAGGCTCAATGTCCGTTATCTTTTCAACGAACATCACGTCTGCCTCTTGGTGGCAAATCAAAGGGGCAAAGACACGATGGTATGCTACCCCTGAGTTTACCTTGTGAAAGGCCACTACAAACGGCCTACTCATAATGCGTTCCCTCGTTGCCGTTAGTTCCGATGATGTCCATACGCTTATTGAGTTCATCCTCCATTAACTCCCATTCCTGTTGTGCTGCATGCATAGCACAGGCACGTACTTGGCGCATCTGCTCACGCTCCCATTGCTTTGCTGCGTAGCGTTCAAGATAGGTTACCCACATACGAGCTGCTACTGCTTGGCGTTGGGGTTTAAACGGATAGGTGCTGCGTAGCCTCGCCATTGCGATACGCATAAATTGCTCTCTCATAGGTTTAGTTCGTTTTCGTTTAGGATGCGGTGAAGGGTGGTGCGTATCTTCTCATACGTTTCGTGTTCCAAGTCAGGCATTGAATCAGGAGCGTACTTGGTCAAAGCTCGCAGTTCGTTATCCATTACCCACATAGCGTACTTCCATTTTGCTCCATTGACTGCATCTTGGAACTCCTCTTGCTCATCGGGTAGGTTGTATACGAGTGTTGCTTTCATTTCTCGTTGGTGTTAAGCGTTTCGTTTAGTTCAAGCATCAACTCAAATGTGTCAATGAGTTCATCAGTTGGTTCATCCTCCCGATGTATTAAACTTTGAGGCATTCCTATTTCTATAATTTCAAGTATCCTTTTCATTTCTCTTTGGTTAATCCTGAATAACTTGACACTCCGAAACATCGTACTTCTTAACAACCTTGCCAGAACTGTCAACAACAACTAAGTCAATGTTGCTACTGTAGTATCCATTGTTGTATCCGTGACCAGCAACTCTAATAGGGTGTCCGTTTGTAGGTAGAATTTCAATCCCGTATTCCTCAATCTTATTGAAGAAGTTATCTCCGCTGATGTCGAATACCAATCCTTCAAAGTCATCTATAGACAACTCATCAAAAGCTAACCAATGGTGTTCGCAACAATCGCTATCGTGGTCGGACTTTAATATAGTTCCATCATTGAACTTAATGCCCTCCGAAAGGACTTCTACTACTTTTATGTTTTTCATTTCTCGTTGGTTTTAAAGTTCACCGAAGATTGTGTACGAATCCAAGTCCTCACCCAAGATGAAGAACTGCTTGTACAGTTGGATGGCCTCAAGCGTTTTTCTTTCGCCTTCTGCTACAAATTCAGGAGTGATGGAGTAGATACCCACATCCAAGCTCGCCTTGTCAATAGCGATGAAGTAGAACTTGTCAATCGGCACACCGAATAGTCGGGTGTAGATGAACGCCTGTACATCGTAGCCGTACTTCTTTGCCGAGTAAGGGAACGCTCGTAGGTCGGTGGTGGTCTTTAGGTCAGCCAAGAAGCCATCAGCGATGATGTCTGCCTTTGCTCTAAACGGCATCCCATCTATCATACCGATTGCTGGTTGCTCAAACTCGCAGCCTTGAATCATTGACAAAAAGTATTCGTTGCGAAGTAGGGCATCAGCAATGCGCTGCGCTTCATCCATCTCCTTACGGGTGCAGATGTTGCGTTGGCCTTTTGCTTCTTGCCACGCCTTTGCGTTCTTGCTCTGCACCTCAATCACATTATACTCCTCCACACGATGCGGCTCAAGAGCCATCAGGTGAACCAGTCGCCCTACCGAGAAGGCATCTGAATCCTCGCTGCCGTACTTGGTAACGTAGTGGTAGGTCTTTGGTGAGGTTAATAATAATTTACAAGCTGAAGATGACAGGGCATTCTTTGACAGGTTGCCGTAGTAGAAGTCATCATCGTGCATACGGCTCTTTAGGGTTTCTAAATCCCAAGTGCTGCCATCAAGTAGTTCTATGATTTTCATTGTTGATTGGTTTTGAATAAAGGTAAACAATTTTTTGCAACTGCCGCAACAACGTCAACAGTTACTGCGTTGCCACATTGCTTGTAGCGTTGGGTGTTGCTCATTGACTTCACTACACCATCGTAGTTGCCAAAGGCGGTATGGTTGTCGGGGAATCCCTGTAAGCGTTCGCATTCAATAGGAGTAAGCCTTCGGATGCGATAGTTTTCTTTTAACAATGGCTGACCGCTGCCATCTTCTCTTGCACGAGCTGCAAGCGTTGGGCAATTCCCATCCTTTCTCGGCCTCCACCCTTCATCACTACGATAGTCACCTATCTCGTGTTTTATAATCAAATCACTCTTGCCACGATTCAATGCAGGCACAAGGCCATCAGCATCATATACTCGGTCTTGCTGATATGGTTGCGTACCACCATTAGAATCAAACTTTGTTCCAATTTGCTTTACTTGAACCCTCATTGGTGATTTGTAATCGCCTGAAGTCAGAGTACGACCTATGCCATCGGAGTCATATACTCGTCTTGATTGCACATCGTTTTCGCAGCTTGCAACAACATTTATTCCGTTTAAAGAAGTTTGCTCATTGCTTTCTCCGATAGGAAATACTCCTCGCCAATCTCCTCCTGTGGTTGTAGAATATCCGACAAGGTATATCCGCTCTCTATTTTGGGGTAGAAACCAACTTGTATTAAGCAGTTGCCATTCAAGTCTATAACCCCCAATGTTGGCAAAGGCTTGGATAATTGCCCAAAAGTCTGCGCCATCATTTGAGGAGAACGTGCCTTTAACATTTTCCCAGACAAATACACTTGGTCGGCATTCGCTAATAAGGCGGATTGCTTGGAGGACAAGAGAACTTCTTTCTCCTTCCATCCCAGCTCGTTTTCCTGCCAATGAGAAATCTTGGCAAGGACTTCCAAAAGTGATGAGGTCAATTCGGGGAAGGTCTGCCCCCCGAACATTTGTAACTGAACCGACATAAGTAGAATTTGGGAATTGATGTTTGTAAACTGCGATAGCGTGTTGGTCTATCTCCGAGAAGTAGGATGTGACTTCATATCCTGCTCGCTCAAAGCCAAGATGGAATCCACCGATTCCGCTGAACAGGTCAAGCTGATTAATTTTCATAGAGCGCATCAAAAAATTCTTCTTCTGATTTGCCTGAATCGTGCTGCACCTTACCCAAGAAGTAGGCTGATTGGATTGTGTTGCGCTCAAAGTGAAGGAAAGCCTCCTTTGTTGCATCGCTGAACTCGGGATGGTTCTCAAAGAACACAGTGAATGGTGTTTTCATTTTAGTATTCATCTGCTGCTACTTCGGTTGCCCAATTAATCCACTTGTAGTAAAGCTCCATATCCATCTTGGTTGGTGGATTGCTGATGTGTGAGGTTGGGTAGCTCGTGGTATTGGTGTAGCCATCCTCGTTGTAGGATTCCTCCTTGTACTCAATTTGCATCTCGTACTTGCACATATCGTTCACCGATTCGTAGCCAAGCCATTCAGCAAGGTATTCGTTATCGGTTCCTGCTTCTACGGCATCCCAATAAGCCTGTGGCATTACATTGGAATCCTCAAGCCACATCTGAAGGTCATCAATTTCAAATAGCATCTTACAGTCCAGCAATTAGTTCAACAATAGCCATTGACCCCATAAGGCCGCCAATGATAACGATAGAGGCAATGAGCTTCGCAAAGAAGACCTTGACTTGGTGTGCAGAGATTTGTTTCATTTTGATTGGTTTTAAATGATACCCAAATGTACGCAAAGCATTCATACCCACAACACTATGGGTGAAATTGTATATACTATGAATAAAAAAGAGGGCTATTTGCCCTCCTTCCATTGTGTGTAGCAAACTGCTACTGCTTGGTCTTTGTCTGGGTACTCGCCTCCGATTGCTTCCATACAGCGTTGGATGTACTCGGATTGCTTCTCACCACTTGTTGGTTTGGGGATTGGCATACTTTAGGATTTTAAATGAAACTAACTTCTCAATA